TCCATAGGCACCACTAACAGTAACAAGAACTTTGCTCGTTGAAAATTTTGGTGAAATAGTTAAGGTTACTCCAGTTACATCGACAAAGCTCGTTGACGCTGATTGAAAATGGTCATCAACTTTAGTAATGCTTAGAACTTGCACCACATGACCTGCTGGCATAGCCACCGTACCAGACGTTGTCTTACCCTGAATTGTATCGACTTTTAACGTAGACATAATGACCTCATAATTTTGTTATCAATACTCATTGGGCTATCTCCTCTACTTTTATTGAACTGGTATAATTAGAGCCATCATTAATTCTAAATCCCCCACTATCTGAGCTAGTAAAATTTTGCATTTGTAGTTTTATTGTTTTTGCGTTTGTGTTTGAAGCACTTACAGTTACTAGTTTATGCAATCTTGCAAAAATAGCTATTGATGATGAACCACCAATATCAATCATCATTTCCCTATTATCTCCTGATGCTGAAATATTAGAACCATCAACATTTATGTCCACAGAACCACCATTATCATCACTACTTCTAAAACTATAGGCATGAACACTATAGCTAATATGTAAAACACTTGATGCAAGTTTTGGTGTAAATGTAAATGAAGAACCACCAACATCAACGTAAGAAGTGCTTGTTGTATTTGTTAGTGTAGTGAAACTATGAAACTGTGTTTGAATAACATGACCAGCTGGCATAGCCACAGTACCCGATGCTGTTTTGCCCTGAATGGTATCTACTTTTAATATACTTGTCATTGTCTTATCCTATGAAGGTTTTGTTGGAAAAGTTATTGAGGATAGGTCAAGACTATTCAAGTAAGGTGCTTGCGTTCCTATCTTTGGACTAGCTGTTTTAGTTAGATCTCTCAGCGATTGTCTATAGGTAGCCCACTCTGCTTTTTTGCTATCAGACAAAGGACTATCAGTAGCTTGCGTCCAATCAGTATTTTGAAGAAGAATGTTTCTTTCTTTTCTTAATGCTTCTAGTTCTACAGTCATAATATTACCCTAAGAATGTGACGCTGAAATGAAAATGTTTTGTTGTAGTGTGAGGATAAGCATAAGTAGTTTCCCTAAAAAAAGCACATACATCATTCCCTGCCGTTAAAACTTTACAAAAAGCCATTTCACCCCCATGATTAGTACCTTCAGAGCTATCGTTGGATAACCACGCCTCTTGTAATCCTGTATTTCCATGATCGGATGCCGTTCCTGTTACTATCCCCCAACCTACATAGTTTTCTGCTGATTTTTGACCGAACCCACAGGATAAAAAATAAACTCCAGTAATAGGAACACGAAACAAACCTGTTGAGTTGTCAAAGTGATTACCTTGATTATCGTCTACACTATCAAAACTATGAGCTATACCCCATGAACCATCCATTGTTTGACCATTGATAGTAGCTGTAGCTGTTGTAACTGAACCAAACCCTCTACAAAAAACATGAGGTCTTGCCGAACTAAGTGTAATTCTACCAGAGCTATCAATCGTTTGAGCCGTAGTATTATTCGTATGCGATATAGTTTCTACTTGTAATTTGCTCATTAGACGATCACCCACACACCGCTAACTAGGACAGTTGCACTTGCTCCAATCGTAATTGGACCTGCACTTACGCAATTATTTGTTGCAAAAATTTCAACTGATTGTTGTACTGTATTTTCACTTTGTTGGATCACCGCTTCGAAAGAAGTCTGTTCTCCATTTTCTCCTATATACTTAGTCATATTAACTCCTATGCGCTTATGGTATCAACAACCGATGTGACAACATCAACTGAGTTTGCTGCACTTGCTATCGCGTAAAGAACATCACCATTTTTCAAAACAATCTTGCTGCCTTCTGCAATAAGTTCGAATGATGATCCAGAGGGTAAAGGACCATTCTTTAGCAAATAGTAATCAACGGAACTATTCCGAATATATACATCTATTGTAACGGGTGATGTTGTGATGTTTGCAAACCGACATCCAACTACAGCATCAAAGTCACCTGCCGTCCACAAGAGACTATTGGTATCATTGTGCGATGTAGGCAAATCATCTTGGAAACTGTTACGAAAATCTTGAGCCATTATTTTTTCTCCTTATCTATAAACAAATTGCCATTGCTATTGCGAACCCTTGTGTCGCTGCACCAATATCACTCACTACTTCTGATGCACTTCTACCCTCAATCGATGTACCGCTTACTCTTAAAAAATCATCATCAGCAACACTCGACGTAAATGTAGCCACGTTGCCACTTGATATTCCTGATGTTGGTAGTTGTGATGTAAGTGCTACAGTTCCTGCTGTAGCAGGCAAAACAATTGATATATTTCCTGAGAAATCAGAATGAGCAGGCGCAGTAAGTTGTGCATAGTGTGCGTTACTACTTTCGCAATAAAATCTCACATAAGATTGCGACCCACCATTCTTTATAGATATAGATCCTTGCGAAATATCTACACCAGTTGTTCCGTCGATCTGTACAACTCCACTGCCGTTTGGTGTCAGTGCAATATTACGATTGCTTGTTGATACAAGACCATGCGTCACAACATCGAGATCACCGCCAAGCTGCGGAGAACTATCCGACGCAACGGACGTTAATGATGCTTGTGTGACGTTCTGCCAGGCTGATCCTGTCCAAACTTTTACTGCCGACGCAGTAGTATCATAGAAAAGATCTCCAGAATTTAATGCGTCACCATCGTTATCGGTTGATGGCTCACTCGACTTTGATCCCAAATATACATCACTAAAGTTATCCTCGCTTGCTGCTGCTGCGGTGGCACTGGCTGCTGCTGCGGTTGCCGACGACGCTGCTTCCGATGCTTTCGTTGTTGCTGTATCTTTGTGACCAGATGCGGTTGATGCACTTGATGCGGATGCGGTTGCGCTGCTTGCCGCTGCCGTTGCACTACTGGCTGCCGCTGTTTGTGCCGTGGTTGATGATGCAGCATCCACGATTAAAGACCATTTCGCGCTATCTGTATTGGTGGTCAGAGGTTGCGATCCAGAACTTGTGTGAGCCGTGATACATATAAAGATATTATTTGTGCTAGTATCTTTCACCAGGTCACGAACAACGTAACTGGTACTAGCTCCCCAATTGCCTTTGAGCGTTCCAATCTCTTGTGTAACCGCAAGCTCTCCAGACCCATTAAAAGACAATAACTTGTTTGCTCGATCTGTTGATGAGGTAGTAAACTCTGTTGAGGTCATCGTGTTAGTACGACTAATCTTTATAGATCTATTCAACTCTTCGTCGTGCTGTTGTATCATGCGCACCACTTTGTCGAAATTTGTTTCAAGCGTTTCAGCTGGGAACGGATCATTAGCAACTAGATTTAATGCCTGTGTGTTTGCTAGCTCCGATCTTATAACAACTGTTTCGCCGGACGCCGGTCTAAAATCACTTGATGAATAATGAGCATCACTTGTGGTTCCAGTATTGAATTTAAATAAAACTGTGCCGCCGCTCGATACTCCAGCACCAGTAACGACATAATGCGTATCTAATGTTTTAACTGTCTCCGACCCTGTTGATGACCGAATGATAACTGTCAGATCTGCATTTGCGAAAATTGGGAAATCATAGGCAAAAGAATGAGTCGATCCGTTTCCCGAATAGCTTTTCGAGATTGTAGTAGTGCTAATTGTCATGTATTTACCTCGTTAGATTATCAAATCTTGGTGCGCGTCGTGGCTCTGTTTTTCCCTGTTGCCACCAATAACTATTGCCATAGTTGGTTCTTTGCTGTTTCTCAAGACGACGCCATTTGCTTTTCATCTTTGGATCCGTCATGTCTGATAGCTGATCCCAAACCATCCGCTCCATTCCTAGTCGTGCATACCACATCGAAGAACCTGGCATATATCGCTTTATAAAATTAACTGTTTCTGCGGCTGCGTTAGTGTCCTCGCCTTGTGCCAGTTGAAACATATTTCCAATTGTTAGCTTTCGAACATCATCAAGAAATCCTACCGCTGGGCCAGCAACAGCAACGCCTAAACCCTGACCAAAGCGATTTACATCTGAAAACAGAAAGTCACCATATAATCCAAAACCACCAGATGCCATCAATGCTTGACCCCAAAACTTAGGATCGTCCATTGGTCTAGGATCCCGGCCTTTTGCAAGTTCTTTCATTTGCAAACCAAAGGCAGCTAATATTGTTCCTCCAATAATAAACTGTGATAAGTATCCAGCTTTACCATTATTCTTTAATTCTGTGACACCTCTAATAACGTGCGTATTCATTATGGTAACACCGAAATTTTTATACATCGCAAACGATCGTAGAATTTCACCGCCAACTGTTCCTGGCGCTGTACCAGCTAAAAGCGTTTGCCTGGATCTAAGCGATCCGGTAGGAACAGCAAATTCCGTTTCCGTATTAACCATCTCTAGGATCCGTGTACCAAGTCTTTCCGCATCCGCACCATCAATATCAGTTCGATCAATAAGGTTTTGTACGCTAAAAAATGATGCGCCACTTTCATCAAGCAAATCTGTCTGGCGAATTATCTCCCAATCTCTTGACGAAAACCCATATCTTTCAAACGCTCCTTTTAATCCTTCGTCTAATTGATCGAATGTCTTACCAACATTATCAGCAAGAGTTCCCATAAATTGCTGACCAAACGCCCATCGACCAGCTTGTGTCCAGGGCGAAAGTAAAGAGGCACGCATAACAAAGTCACTTATGCGCCGGGTAATCTCTGGCCCACTAATTTCTCCAATGTAGCGCATTTGCGCTGACGCAACACTAGTCCAACCATCAGAAATTAATCCTAGTCTTGTTGCTAATTTACCGCGTTCCTTTGCTCCAAGCGGTTCCATGAATTTTAAAACCTGGCCCAATGTTTTTACTTGAGGCAATCCATTGAATTTTCTCGCCAAAGCCTGGCTGTTTAAATCCGTTACTGCTGTAAAGAATGTCGTACCTAACTGAGCAGACGTTAGTATATTTCTTAGACCGGCAAAGGTATTCGCAAAAAAGCCGTTTATTGGCGAATTGAGAGTCCCCATATGTGCCCTGTATAATGTATCCATCTTGACGCCAGCTGCCCTGGCTTTATCTGCACCAACACCAGTTTTTGCTGCTTTTGCGTTTAAAGAGGCTTTCATCGCATTCATTGTTGTTACTGGATTAGGCCCAAGAACCTCCATCATCCCTATATCGCGTGACATACTAGAGATATGCGACATCATTGTGTCGAATACGTTTACGTTTCCAAATTCCTCCTGGTAGGCCATCCACGCATCAGCGTTTTTAAATTTAAGAAAACGATGATCAAGCCGCCGGTTAGCCATCGATCGGCCTTGCAGCACACCTCCAGATTTTAGTTTGTTATATCCCTCTTGCGTTATCGTATCGTACACATCGTTTAAGACTGCTTTCAATCGCACTTCATTAAAAGCCAATCCAGTTTGCTCATCGATCATGCCATCAACATCGAGTTTGCTAAAAATCTTAGCTACCCACTCTTCTTTTGGCGCTTTCCTAATTCGTAAATTGTCATGGACTTGAGGAAATCCATAGTTTCTTAGCTTTGCTATAGCGCCTCCGGCAGCATTAAAACGCTTTCTTAGCATCTCATGCGCTGCATACCAAGCTGACGACATCTCTCTTGCAGCGGTATCACCAGTATTTTCGCCAAACGCTTCTTTTATCATGTTCTTTTGTGTTGCTTTATTCTGCGTTTCACCAAACACATTTCTTTTAAAAGAGGCCAGGACTTCAGACATTCGACTATGAGCAAGGTTTCTAACAGCGTTTGCCCTACTTTCTACAGACGAAAACTTTTGATCACGAACATGGCCGAGCATATCAACAGCGGCAGCATTAGGATCCAGATTACCAAACACTGTTCTATGTGTGTCCAGGATCCCTTCGATCTCACGCCAGCTTTTTGCCTGGAGTAATTTCTTGCGTCTTGTTTCAAACTTTTGTCGGCGAATTGCATCTAACGTATCAGCGGCGGCCCTAGCTGCTGCCGGTGCGTTTGCCATATTCCCTCGATACTCACCTTCCAGCTGATCAAACATAGTGTTAATCTCATTGGCATCCTCTTCACGGATAAGACCTTCATTAACGCCATCATTAATACATTCTCTAAAACCGGTCATTTAAGACAAAACCCCATTCGCTCGATCATACTATTCTCATAGTCAATTTCTTCTTTAATCTGTCGCATTGTTTGATTGACAACTGTAACTTCACCAGTTGCTGCGTCTACCGACTGCCCTACTGGAATTTCAATATCTAATTCTGCTTCTGTGTTGACGTTTTGCGCTCCTTCACCTATACTTTTAGTAGGAGAACTACTAATGGCCAAATCATCCGTTTCGTTTTGTAATTGGGATTTCAGACCAGCGCTGCTGTCTGAGGATCCTCTTGAGGCTGTTGCCGTTGTTAAGCCTGGTGGATCTTGGGAGGAGGTCGATGCCCTTGACGTTTTCCACTCCGCTAGCCTTGTTGCTGACGAGGCCTCATTCAAATCAATGTTTGAGAGTACCTTTGGCCCACTATCAATACCAGCTAATTTTCCTTCTGAGGCTTGAATATCCTTTTTCAAAGCATCTCTATAAAGAACTTTTTGTTCCTCACTTAACCTTGATATTTCTGCTGGATCTTTTGATGATCGAGCCTTTGTATAAAGTTCTGTACCTTTTCCAAACTTTGCAGCTTTAACCTCCGGTGTCCACATTTGGATCTCTGCAATAATGCCGTTTGGTGTCCTAACCAACAATTTTCTGTCCGAGTAACCCTCCGGATAGACTTGCCAACCGGTATCGAGAACATCGGCAACCTTTGAAAATTCTTCCGATACCTTATTTGCTTGATCTAAACTCTTAACAATAAAACCACCTCTAGCAATATCCGTCATCTGCTGCGCTGTTTTGTATTTCTTACGGATCATCTTTTCATTAGCGGTTTTTCGCTTTTTCAGACCAGGATCGTCAAATTTTACTCCTAATTCTGCTTCTAATCTTTTTCCGGTTCCAGCTAACCACTCTTGGGAGGCTGGTGCTAGTTCATAAATATTGTCAACTGTTTCTATTGGCTGCGCTAATTTTAATTTAGTTTCGGCAACCTCTGGCTCTAACCCCTCTCGTAAAGGCGGAAACATATCCGTTTCCATCTGATTCATCTGTTTTTGCGATCCTAATCCAGCTGGATTGTCGAAATCCTCTAAACTTTTTTCAACTGATCTTGTCGGTATTTCGCCGTTTTGCGGCGGAGCATCGATAGTGAGTCCTGGATCATGTAAGATTTCCCCATTGAAATCGCCTCGATCAACTGCTCCTCTGACAGAGTCGACAAAGCTCTCTGTAGCCTTGTTGTACTGTCCGTCGCTTTGTTTTGCGATCCTTGCGGCAGCTGTGAGATCGTCGCTGAGTTGTCCTCGTCTGTTGGCGAGCGTTTGGATAAGCTGGATTGCTTGTCCGTCTTTTTGGATTTTTTGCTCATTTGCGCTCCTTGCTAGCTGGTTTCCCTCGCTCTCAAATTTCGTTTGGTTTTTTACTATAGTATTAAATGCCGATTTATCACGTTGCAAAACCTTAACAGCATTATCTAAAATTTTTGCTCTTTCAAAATAAAGCGACTCTTCTTCCAGGGCATTACCAAATAAACTCTCCTGGTTAACTTTTTCTGTGCCGCTATCCATTACTTGCCGGATAATAGACTCTGCCTGGAGATCATTTTCCGGCTTTGCCTTTGCTAAAACATTCATAGCTGCGCGCTGCATCGTCGCATCTTCTGGAATCATCCGACCAACTAATGCCGTTTGTTGTGGAGAAACTAATCCATTAACAAACAAACCATAAGCCTCATTGTCATTAATCTTAACAATACTTCTGGCTTGTTTTACTAAGGCTGATCTTGGCGGTAATGTTTTAAATTTTTGCGGATCGCCTCTAAGTATTTTGACAGCATCGAGAACAGTACCGGTTCCCTCCCCAATGTTTTTAACAGCTGCTCTCACCATTGCATTTTCGACAGAAATTCCGTCTTTTTCTCTCAACGTAATACCTAAAAGAAAAATATCTTGATTTGGATCTTTCTCTTTTATTCTTTTAGCTAGCGCTAATCTTTGGTGTCCATCAGCAATAAACAGTTTTCCATCTGCTCGTTCATGTACTAAAACAACTCCAGATTGTTCCTGGTTCCATTGCACTTCGCCTCGTAACTGCTCTGTTACACCAAACTCGTCGCTGCCCTCTTTAAACTGATAGCTCTGGGCATCCACGTTTAATTCTTCTATCTCATATCTTGCGTAAATATCATTAATAGTTGCTCTTGGTTTTACTTTAGGTTGCGCCTCTAGCTGCACCTCTAAATCTTTTTTCTGTTTGTTTAAGGATTGTAGAAGATCCGTTGCGTCATTTAGGTTTTTCTTTGATTCAAGGTTATCAATGATTTCGTAAGCGGTTGCAAAATCATCATTTGTAAGTTCTCTCTTTTCCCCTTCCTTCATTAATTCGTTCATTATACCACGTTCAGTTGACTCAAATTCCTCAGAAAATTCGTCCTTTGCCTTTGAAACCGCTGCAATATCTAAATTGATTTTATCTAAATCTGACCCCAACTGGCCAGGATTAGCTTGATTATTTATTTGTGCATTTGTTGGTGCGCTTATCGGTTCATCCGGCATATTTGGCGCTTGCCCATTGTTGATCGACTCTTCAGCAGCATCGACACGCTGAAAGTGCTCATCTGCATTTCTTATTGGAGGCGTACCAATTGTAGACTCAATTGTATCTAATAACGATTCAGCTGCTTGCGCATCATTTGAAACCCTCTGACCCAGCCTGGCTGACGCCGTTTTTATAGCGTTATAGCCTTTCTTTGCCTGGCCTACTGTGAGTTTAATTGCGTCACCACCAACCTTAAAGGACAAAGGAAACGCAGCACTAAGAGCACCGGCGGCTCCAACATTTACAGCAAAATCTTGAATGGTGTAAGGAAGATCTAATTCTTTATACCAATCCGCCACTTCTTTCTGTATAAAAATTTCCGTACCAGCGCCAATCATAGCCTCTCTGAGCATGATGCCACCAATTGTTCGTGTACCATTAACCAAAGCACCAAGGCCAGCTGTTGCCGCTATTACGTCTTGTTGAACCGGATCATCAAACGTGCCAACAACCTCACCAAAAAATCGTGCCGCTCCATTAACCCAGCTGCCAGATCTTTCTGCGACTTCCTCATGTTGTTCGCTTTCGTGTTTTGCAATTTGAATTGCATTGTTAATAATATAATCATGGTTTAACTTGGCCATATCTGGGCCAAATGTTTCTTCATTACTTTGCAAAAAATCGATAATGTTTGTGACCGCACCATTGTATTCTCGCCGTGTATCAGATGGCGCTAGATACGTTCCAAACACTCCTCGGCGTAATTTAAGCGCTGGGTTCTCAAATTTTGTATCGGACTTAGTATTTATTTCGTCGATAAATGGTTGCCAGGCATCTTGTAAACTGCGCGCCTTAGAACTTGTATTACTTAAATAAATAGGGCGTCTGCGACCAGCACCAAAGTTTTCACTGAATGTAGATTGGCTTGTGTCAACGCCATCATACATGTCTAGGTACGATTTATTAATCGTTTTTTGAAATATTGCACTCATAATTAATTCGTTATTCCGGAAAAGTCAGGCGGTATTACTGGCTTTGTCGGGTTGTTGCGTTGTTGAACTATCGCTGGAAAACTGTCGAGAAGTAAGTTTAAGTCAATAATGACCTTTTCTAAATATTCTGGGTTGCCCTCAGGATCTAGCTCAGGTGGATACGACACCACTTTGTTACGAGCCGTATCAAAGATAAAATAGTTTGTGCCTCCAATATACCTTAGAACATAGTCAGAATTGTTATTGATATCCATCAAAAGATCTCTGTCTATGGTACGGCCAGCCGGATCTCCACCAACATCCATTTCCATAAATCTAAGATGAAAGTTCGCTAAATTGTCTAGTACATTTTCAGCCATGATTGGTGTGAAATTCTGCGGTAAAATAACCGGCTCACCATTAACATCTTGTATTCCACCCTTGTCACCATCGCGGCCTAGCGCTGCCTGGTAAGACTCTATCCATCTTTCTTCGTCATACTCCACATATCCTTTACCCAAATAATGCGCTGTCGCTAACTCAACAGTAACTGCCTTATCTTCTGGGCGCATATTCATTAGAATATCTTTATTATCGGATCCTGTTGTTATGTTCTCTAAGGCGGTTTTTAAATTGGCAGAGGTTTCATTTATCGTTTCACCAGCATTAACTTTATCCATTCCAAAAAGAATTAGCTTTGCTGTCTCAAAATTTCCACCATTTACCAAGGATCCCAACGCTGATTGTGTTACAGCATTTTTTATTTCCATTTGCAAAAAAACATCTTTGGCATTTTTACCCCATGCCTGGACAAAATTTTGGAGATAAGCCAACCTAGTTTCCGGCGCTATCTCCTTTTTATTTAGATATTGTCCAAACTCCTTTACCTCATTTTTTGTTAAAAATTGCGTGGCTGGCAATCCATAATAATCCTGTACTGTTTCAGCTTGTACTTTTCTAAGTTCAACAAAACTTTGATTAAAGGTTCCATCTTCATTCACCAATTTAGCTGACTCAGGTGGTTCTGGTATTAGACCATTATCCGTTGCCCATTGAATGGCATCTTCTTTTAATGCGACTTCCATCTTATCACGCCGACTTTCCAGAAACTTCAGCGTTTTTTGTTCCGCCTCCGTATCCATCCCCTTGCCACCGAGCATTTTTCCATCTTTAAAATCTGAAATAATCGCGTCCATATTTGTAACTGAGGCTTTTTGAGAAATAATAGAAAATTCATTTATCAAATTTAGTTCGTCACGTTTGCTGATAACGTCAGCGCTTACATTTGGATTGTCGTTTATATGCTTATTAAACGCACCAAGTAGATCCGCTACCTTTGTTGCATCAGCCTTTTCTAATTCCATTTGAGAAAGCAGCGTATCGGCACTACTTTTTAGATATGTTGATGTTGCTTTTAGCTGGGATCCTCGCGCTCTTTCTTCAAATCCTGGGCCATATATTGTAGCAATATCACCGGATGTTGTATTGATTATTGAGGCGAGTTCATCATCATCAAACGCAATCAATCTCTCATAAAGGTTTTCCCCACCAACTAAAGGTGCTGGTAATGTCTGTGATCCAGATGGGCCTTCAAGCGTTTCACCATTGCGCCCATTTCTTAAAGCCTCTCTCATTGCCGTTAATGTTGTAATTTCTTTACCAGGCTGCTCAGAAATATATCTCGTTAAAGCTGCTCTTGCCGCATTAATCTCCATCGCTTTTATTGTCGCCTTAACCTTCTCTGGATTTGCTTTTGTTTGATTAATATATGTGCCAGTGAAAACATTGATGGGTCGTGTAATAGCATCTCGCGCTTTTTTATCTAAACGCCAATCACTCAACTCCGACTCGCCCTTAACCAGTTTCTTTGAATAGTTGCCCTGGCTAGCAATTTTTATTTGTCGATCAACTTCAGAGCGCAGCTGAAACCGATGCTTTAATTCATTCTGACCAAAACGTAAGTTAAATTGTTTCTGGCTAAAATCATCCTTTCCAACTTTGCCCAGCAATTCAGTTTTAATAGCGTCCGTGCCACTTTTCCATGTAGGATTTTCGCCATCAAGGATGGTATTGTAATTGCCAGACTTTTCAAGTTTTCGCGCCAATTCAAACATTGACTCGTCCATTGCCAGATCCGCTTCATTAAGCAGATTGTTTCGAACAACCTTAAATCGCTCTAAGCTAAATTTAGACACTTCATCAGCAAACGCCGAGAATGGTGCAGCCTTGGCTAATTCACTTTGCGCTGCGGCTTGTACGTTTTTTCTCGCTGTAATCGATCTTCCAGGCGCTTCCGACGTTGCTCTGGATTGCGCTGTATATAAAGGAATACGCATCTATCACCTATGAATAAAGAGTTCTGGCAGCCGTACCGACACTTTGAATTAAACTTTTTGTTCCTTGCGCCCTTAATGATGCCGCTGCACTACCGCCCTCCATACGCGCCAACTGAGCGTTTAATTTTGCATCCTCTTGAGCGTCGTCAATCTGCATATTCGTTACATCGTTATTAAACGTGTCCGTATCAAGTTCAAACTGCATTTCTCTGGCATTTGTGCGAAGAACATCTATTGGCGTTCCTTCTGATACATCAATCCCAGCGTAGGCATAATTGGCCTTAACTTCACCTTGAACAGCGGTAAATCCTTGTTTCTTTCGATCGTTTGAAACATTGTAATTTTCATTAACAAACCGGCGTTGCTTTTCCAAAAGATCAACATCGCGTTCTATAAGATCCGCATTAAAGTTAGAGGCCTCTTGCGCGGCAGCCGCTGCATTATCGGCAGCTTGCTTTTCATTGATACCGCCTAACAACGATGATCCGGCAGATATCAAACTTAAAATTTGTAAGAATTCCAATTGCTTACCCTATATATCAAAAGTATTCATGCGTGCATATAAAGCAAGAACAGTAAGCGGTAATGGCTGCGATTGCCTTACATAGATCCGCTCATCTTCCTCAAATCCACCAGAAAACTCTATATCCTTATCTCCGGTAAAGAGCGAAACAGCTTGATCCATTGCCATGCTGCTGTCTCTAAACGGCACTCGATCGATATCATCTGACGATGATCCAACCTCTAATCCTACAGTTCTAAATAAGCGTAGCGTTATGTGATGAATACGTTTAGGTTTTCCCTGGCTTGTGCCATCCACTGATCCGCTTTCAAGTCTAAGTGTCTGTAAATTAGATGTATAACCTAATCCAATCGCCGCTGTTGTTGCAGATATATCCAAAGATACAGCACCGCTGCTAACCGATTTGTCTGCATGTGATCCTCCGTTGCCCAATATAGAAACAGTTGCGCCCTCTAAATGATATATACCGCCCAAAGACGTGACCGCACTTCCAGAGTAGGACAAACCACTATCGACAAAGAAAGAGCCGGTAGCCGCCGTACCGAAATCAAATACATTTAGCTTTTCAACATAGCGTTTTGTTTGTGAGTTGATCGTTCTTTTTACAATCATATACAACTCATCTTCACCAGTATCCGTTGGCAATGTCGCAATGCTTTCTACAATAGCACTGCCCGATCCAAAAGCACCGCCAATTGTGTGCTTGTGCCAGGCTACAACTTGCTCCTCACGGCGGTAGGTCATGCCTAATAAAACGCCATCACTGCGCAACGCCCATACCACGCTATCGGGTTCTTGTTGGTACGCAAATTCTGTAATACCACCCTCGGTAATATGCTCGGCTAAGATCGTCATATCTGGCGCGGTGTACCCACTCGCATCAATATCCCCGACATAACGAAACTCTCTTACTTTTCGATTACCGCGCTGCACAAACAGCGTAACATCAGCAACTTGCACCGGATCGATCTGAGCCGTGCCATAGTTACTGTATTTTCGTATCAGCGTCGTTGTCGGCGTTATAGGGCCATCGTTGGTTGTACTAACGACAAATTCCCCTCCAGCGGTTCCAATGGTCATCACACGCGTTGCTGTGAGAAAACGTATTGCGTTAACCTGATTACTGGCAATTGTGTAAATAAGCGCATCATCCGCATTTGTGCCAGTTGTAAAATTATTATAATCCGCTGTTTTCGAAAACCATATAGTCTGCGGATTGTTGTTTGTGTTTGCGAATACCAGACGTTGTTCAAAGAACGTAACAACACTTGGATAATTATTACTCGCATTATTTAGATTTGGACTTGGTGATCCGGAGATCGATGGCGTCGCAAAACTCCAAGCCGTATGACTAGATCGTGTCAATGTTCGTATCGCATAACTTGGATGAACGATATACATTGTGTCAGCGCTTTGCGCAAATCGCAGTTCTGTTAATACTCCTTCTGGATACGGCGTCGCTATCTCTAAAATTTCATTTACTGAACCACCGCTTGTATAGGTTGTAAACGCTGTTGTATTTATCGCTACACCAAATAAATCAGTTAGCGTAAACGTATGAGTTGTGACATTCGCTACTCTATAATTACGGCTATTTAATTCTGTCATACCGCCAACAGAATCAATGAAAACTTCATCACCATTAGAATAGCCATGAGATGTCGCTGTTATAACGCCTGGACTAGCTTTTGTTGCCGCCGATATAGTCTTGGTTGTACCGGATAAAACTTGCTCGCCATTACGATACACACGCATGATTTGCTCACCAAACTCCAGAATATAAGTATCCGTCGTTTTAAACTGAAAAGGAATAAGTTTGCATTTTACGCTGCTTGTTTTTACCTCCCCAAGATACTTCGTGCCTGGTCTACGCGCTACACCGCCATGAGGCATCGATACCATATTCGTTAGATCCGATAGTCCTTCCCGGTATTTATCGATAGAAACACGACCCTCTAGCCTGGGCGATATCTCTCCGGCTACAAAGGATTGTATAGCTGGTGCTGATCGTGCCATTACAACCTCGATTCAATTAGATCACTTGCCTCAATCCGTTGTGGTGCGCCCTCTGTTGCATCAATAAATCTTGCCTCTCTTAGTCTTTCGTCGAAAAGCGCCTTTTGCAATTGAACAACTGTTGTCGAACCGGTCAGCGCATACGCAATGGTATAGGCTAAACGAGCCGATAACGTGCCAATTAATCCGGCGTCATATTCGTTTGGATCCTCTGCACGCGACACATACTTAATCTTTGCTGTTGTCTCGTCCGTTAATAACTTACGACCCTCAATAACAAATACACTTCCGCCAGAATTACTTGTTAGATTATCAAATGGATAGGTTAATGAACCATTCGAATACTCAAGGACTCTTAGGCAATAAGGATCCGTCGGCAGGGTATACGAATGGGTATATCCATAGGCCGGCCCTGCAGCGTCTTGGGCCAAATCAGCCCTTTTAATTAAGCAGTTCCAGGGATGAGCACGAAACACTTCGTTGCGGACATTGGCGTACACCTGGTTAATAACACGCGCTGCCTTAGAGTTTTCATCCATACTAGTAATGTTTGTCGCTCCAATGGCATTTAACGCGTTATTAGAAATTTCCACAACACTTGGCATTGCTCACCCCTGGTTAATTTTAAGTTACGACGTATTCAATCATAAATGATAGATCGCCGGCTTGGTCGCCGGCTGCATCAAAAAGCAATCCAATATAGTATTTTCCGCCTGGATCCGATGATTGACCTGCATCTTGCCACACTTTTTGACCCATCAAATTGATGTTACGCGCTTCAAAAGCCACCTCTGTGCCAGTTATAACAGCAGCGCGTAGATCTGTGATCGCACTTGCGTAACAATCATCATCTATCGCTGTGACGTTACCATCAGCTGAAAATAAACCAACATCGCAGGTATTCGTACTTCCACTATCTAAGTCGTCGTTAAATAGCTTGATACTTGTTACACTTGCATTTGTCGGGATAGGCGCCAACATAACTGTGTCAGTAGCACTCAAATCACCGGCGGCCAACGCAATCGTGCCTTGCATAATACGCTTGACACCGTGCATTTGATGTGCCGGATTCATTACTTGAGGCGAGGCTTCAAAATTGGTTACTAATGTAGTATTAACATTTGCCATTGTTCAATCCTCCTTACTCGTTACACGCAATTTCGACCACCATTTCTTCCTCAAGACGGCTGCTGCCAAAGGAAGAACAGTAATAGATCTGCGTGCTGTATGATTTATCTGATCGCTCGTCAATTCTGGCAGTGGGTTCCTTACCCATTCCCAAAACCATCCCCTCGCGTGCATATGCGTAGCATAGCCTAGAAGTTCCGTTATCTTTCAAACGATTAGATGTTATGAATTTAAAGCCGAGAAAAGTATCAACCTCACCTTGCACAAGCGCTTTTACCGTATTGAAATCGGCGCTTTGTACCGCAGTGGTGTTTAATAGATCTTCAATCTGCTCTGGTGAAACAACAATATATCTCTCTATTGAGGGATCGACGCTGTTTTGATCCATGACTTTTTTCGCGCTGACCAATTTCGCAATCGTGAGGCCGGCACTACCATGAGCGATCTTTTGCCCTGCCGGTAACGCTGTGGACGTTCCACCACTTACACCAGTTTTAGCTGTACCGCCTAAAGCAGCGATGATTTCATCATCCATTGCTCTACCGATAGCCGCTGCCGCTGCCTTTGCGTATGTTGACTCAGGCGATATTAACATTCTGATTTTGTCTTGATCGTCAACCAAATCAGCATATTCGTAATCCGTCATAGTCACCATTCGCCTAGCGTGCGGTGTATCCATTAATGGCGTATCCGAATGACGGCTTGATTTAGCTTGCGCTACACCAGAACCAATCTGCTCGAAAAACCCCTTTTCTCCGTTAACCGACTCAGTTCGCACAGTATTACGCAGTAATGAACCCATTTGCTGCGATAATAATGATACGTTTTGAGAATACTGATTAACGAAAGCAGTCGTAATCTGTGTACTCATTTAAAGTACCTCCGTTAAATAAAGTTAAAATTGAGGTGGGTTATCTCGTAAAAGGCCCAAAATAGTTTTTACCTTGAGGGATCCAAGGATTACCCCTCTGGTTCTGGAAATAACTGCTCATTGATCCTTAAAACACGTTGTATGTATTTATCGTGATCTGGGTGCATGTTGCTCCAATATGGCGTGCCAGGTTGCGTGAGTTCTCGCTTTTCGCGCTCAAGCTCATCCGGCGTGCTAATTTGCTCACTTGTCGGGCCGCCCAGGGTATCTTCACTTATCTGGTCAGCTAAAGCAGCAAACATTCTTATTACTTGCGGATTATCTCCTAAATAGGTTCCATCCTTCAGTTGTAATTCTCCAAAAATATCATCGGATCCTAGTAACTGAACAGCCGCGCCACGCGCTCTCTCTAGCTTTTGATCCAGGGCGTTACCCCATTCGCTTTGTAATTCGGCTCTGTTATCCGCGACAATCTGCGTAGCCGATTGTTCGTTTTGTACCGACGCCTGGTTAAAGGTTTCACTTAGAAAATCAACAACCTTAGAGGCTTGATTACCATTAAGGCCAACTGATAACGCTGTTTCTTTAAACGCACGTTGCTCATCATCGGTAAACGTATCAGGAAATTTTACCTCATACCCATCGATATTCGCCGGTGCGCCCAGCTTTTGATAGACCTCTAGCCTTTCTGCGTCCGTTGCGTGCTTACCTGGTATCGCTACTTTATCCGCACCTATCATACGTTGCGCGTGCATATAGGATTTTGCTAAACCATTTACGTCTTGAAAATTTTTAAATATAGGGTTGCCTTGAAACTCCTCGCCAAGCGTATCCGCAAAAGCAGCCGGTGTTTCTTGTGGTTGTGTTTCCTGAGATTGAGTTGGCTCAATTACCTCTGCTGTTTCATTCACTATTTAGATCCTTTCTTTTTTCTTCCATCATTCTTAAAATTAATAGAACAGCGTTGCGCTGCCCTTCGAAAAACGCACTTTCATGGGGATCCCCTGGAACATGCGTGGTTTGTTGAAAGCCAAACCTAGCTTTCAAATCGTCCAATACTCTCTTGCCCTCATTTGAGGAAAACACTTCTCTATATATACGCTGTAAATCTTCGACACCCATCATTCAGCCGAGCCTTGTCCACTCTGCAAGGCTTGCAATAATGGCGCGACGTTGCGCGCTTGCTCAGAGTTTTGCATTTCCTGTTCTTGCGATTGCTGCGCTGCCGCTGCTTCCTGTTGCTGTTTTCTCATCTCAGCGACTTCCTGATCCGATCGAACAACTCTTGCTGGCATGCCGGTGACTTCAACAAGATATTTCACCAAACCATCATTATCGATGTAATCCGTGATGCCTGGGATAACCTCGGCCAGCTGCGTCATTATCTCCACACCACGAACAAGATTTTGAAGATCACCAATTTTTTGTGCTTTCGCTAGTGGCGATACATATTCGATATCAATATCCTGACCTTGCAATTCGTCAGGAGCCGGTGGCAAAATGCCCTGGGATAGCAACAGTTCGAAAGTTCTTGATATGAGTGGTTGCAATAACTCTGATTGTAACCGGCCTAGCACTGGCCCTAACATGCGCAATCGTTCTTCTTGCATTTGCAGCGTTTGTGTCGCTGTCATTGTTTTGTTGGTTGATGCCAATAATTGATCGACATAAAAGATACGGCGTATTTGTTCTTGCCGCCTTTCCTCAACATTCAGCTGTAAAAGATTATTCGCGTCTGTTTTTAAAGGCTCTATTCTATCTCTGGATCCAGATCGATAAAAATTTAAGGCGCCTGGTGTTGTTCGTACCGGCAAAACATACCCATCATCAGGAACCATAAGCGGTGGATCCAGCTGCTTTTGTGCTGCTCGGATGCCTATTTCACCCATTTTCGATACCATCATTGTGTCAGCTAACGCTGTATGCGCCGGAGAATGCCCATAAACACTCGATGAATCTTTGGTAAACCTGGGCGTTGCCAAAACCATTGAGTCATAACCGCTCTCTTGCATTAGATATTTTGTATCAAAACAATAGTGAATAGACGCAAAAGGTTTATCTTTTGCCGTGGTTTTACCGGTGTCTCCTCGCGGATAAATAACATTAATGATGTTGTGTTTATCCAAGGGATTGGAGTCCAACGACTTTTTTATCCTGGGCGATAGGTTTTCTTTACCAAATTTCTGCTCGGCCTGGCGTGCGGTCAGTTCATACTTTCGAAAAACAGTATCAACTCTACCTTCATGGTTCTCTGCTATGTAGATCTCAGCAATATGACGCGCCGAGAACCGCAGTTCTTGACCTAGTTCCTTCTCAATTGCCAGTGCTCCAGTACCAAAAACAACTAAATCATAGTATAATTCATGGATTTCTTGCTGAAAATTGGATCGTTCAAGCGATTGATACATCTGCGCCGTGCAGATCTCAAGCCATTCATTTAATTTATCCTCCTGTTGGAGCGCTTTATCCCGAAATCGCATGGCGAACCAGGGAACACTTGGAGAGGTAAGCGTTCCGTGTAGGTTCGCCGCTAGCAATTCGACCGCATGTTGCGCCGTGGAGTCGAATATCTTTTGATCTTTTCGCTGACCAGCAGCACGTTTTCGCACAATATCCGCTTTTCTGGGTAGAAAATAATCAGCCACCTCTTGCCAGCGCTGCTCGATATTGCTTCTTTGCGTCTGAAGAGACTCAAATCTTTTATGCAATGTTGTGACTAATTGGTTGGTTTCCATTACGAACTCATCATGGTTTTTTTCTTTTTATTTCTATTGGCAAAGTTACGCGCTGCCTCAACGCTGCCAAATCCCCAGGCTTTCAAGGCCAACGCTTTTCTAGTTGGCTCGCCGTTTGGTTTCTTCATTGGGCCACGCATGCCGGCAAATCTGGCGGCAAAACTGACACGACGACCATCCGTTCCACTTTTCTGAGGACTCTTAAGATTGCTACCCTCCGTGCGTTTGAAGTAATCACGGCCCTTTTGGTTCAATCCGCCCTTGGGATTTTGGTATTTCTTCGCAACCATTAGGATTTCTTTGGCTTAAAGCCGCCCTTTTTCTCACTCATCATCGTGTAAACCTTAGGTTTTATCGTTGATTTCGCCTTACTTCTGGACGTACCGGCCGCTTTTCTCTTGTTCATGTTGGAATATAAGCCTGGTTTTGCCATCAGTAACCTCCCTGCATCATGGTTTTTTTCTTCTTTGAGCGCTTACCGCCCTTTAATCGACCATCAAAACGCTGCATCATGCGCTCCATCGGGTCTATATTCATGGACATAGACATGCCAGTTATCGGTTGTGTGGCTATTTTGCCCATCAATCCGGCTGCATTTTTAGGTTTGCGAGCCCTCATGTAATCAATCCCTTGAGTCGTCTAGCGCCACGCGTCGGCGCCTCAGTTAATAACCCTTGCGCGCTTGTTAAAATTGTACTTGATCGACCCTTTTTCTTTGTGCCAAGTGCCTCATCTTCTAAATCACCACTGCTTGTTGGATCTTCCGCCACTGTTTTTGGCGCTGCCGGTGGCTTTGGTTCTGTTTTTGTCGCTGCCGCTGGTGTAGAAGAGGTTGTGACCATAGTTTTTTGTGTGCCGCCAGCTGTCCTGTTGTTCTCTGAATCCGATTTTGTCTCATATCCCCTAGTTTCTCTAACGGATCGACCGGTATCTGGATCGGTTCGCTCACCACCTGGATCACGCATGTCCGCCATTGCGTTCATGGCGTTTTGCATATCAGCGGATCTGTCCGCTGCCGATCTCATATTCGACTGACCACCTAACAAAAAGTTATCAACCTTAGTATTTTCCTTATAAATTGGCGTGTTAGCGCGCGCAAAACTATCAAAACTCTGCGCTCCACTTGATAACGCCTCAATAAAGCTAGTGAAAAACCCCATGCTGCTCTCCTAGAATACGCGATAATCATTCACCGCTGTTTGCTGCGGCGCTTGAAATTGACGCTTGTTTTCTCTTAAACCGACTGCCGCGTATCGCAAAGCATCGGCGCTATGCGATGACCAATCGTGTTTTATTGTTTTAGAAAATGATCGTGTTCGCTCGTTATACGCTCTGTGATATTGCCTTAGTGCCTCCAGGCCATGCTTGCAGTTGTCGCGATCAAACCAGGTTCTTCCTATTAACAGCTGCGCTGCATGGATCCCATCATCAATCGGCAGCTTGGGAACCACTCTAAAATTTATTCCCAGATCCCAGGCAACCTCACGCCTACTCTTGCCGGATCCTAATTCTCTAACCTCGATATCGTGCGGCGCATAATGGGTATCATAGAGATACTCACGTTCTTGCAGCACCCGGGCGTAGTGCGGCAATCCCTCACCTCTCGCCTCGTAATAATCGATGAAATGTACCGCTCGTCCTACTGTTTGGACAAACCAAATCGCTGTGCTATCGCCGACACCCAGATCCCAAAAGGTATCGACACGGACAGAGGCATCATAGGGAACCTTTGTGATCCTATTATCTTGAAAACACTTCTGCAATTCCTTGCCAAAGATTGATCCCGGAACATTCGCCACCCAGGAACATTCGTATTCCTGATTGTATTGGTCTTCGGACATCCCAATCCGCGCTGAATCAAGTTCGGATTTAGGTAATATCCCTGTTTCACTCGCCTTATAGGTCGCTGAAAACCAGTCATCGGCCGCTGTTGCCGCCTCGTAGAGTTCGAAAAAAGCATTGTGTCCTCTTGGTGTACCAATAAATAAGGCTTTTCCTTCCCGATCTGACAGCGCTGGTCGTATAACTTCCGGAAATAAGTTCTCCGGCATGTCCGCCATCTCGTCCAAAACCGCCATATCTAAATATATTCCACGCAAACTCGCTGGATTTTCGGATCCTAACAGCTGTATTCTTGCGCCGTTGGGTAGATCACAGCGCAATTCCGTTTCGTGAAACCTCGCCATCGGTATATTTATGGCAAATTGTTTTAAATAATCCCATGCCACTTGCTTGGCCTGACGATACGTTGGCGCAATATAGGCATAACGTGGACTTTTTTGCTGGCACAAAACCGCTTCCCTAAGAAGATGATTGATCGCCATCACTGTCTTTCCGGCCCTCCGGTGCATCACCACTACCGCCCACCGGTGCTTGTCCAGCTGTTCGTGTAGCTCCTTTTGCACCTTTCGCGGCGCGTAGGGTATCTTTATTTCCATGTTTAAACTCTCGCCGCATTTGCCGCAGCATGAAATCTCTATGCAGCCTTTTGTTGCGTTGTTGCTTGTCGAGTGAAATTAGGTTTTTTTCTTCATCTTTGATGAAACGATCTTGTTCTGTATCTCCTTAGGGAGCGTCTTTTGCGCTGAAGTCAATATCGTCTTTTTCTTTCCAGGCATTGCCGCCTTGGATTTTCCGTATCGTCCTGGCATGTGTCTCCTCCTCAAATTTAATTAACGCTTTTAAATACCACTCGGCTTTCTTGAGATCCTCGACGCCATTCTTATCCTGATAACGCCACATATACTTTGCAATCGTGCCTTTACAATACGACCCAAAGCCATCACCCAATAACTCCTTTATCGAGTCAATACACTCCGTCTTGCCTTGCGTATAATGCACCGGCTTATTCACCGCATCATGCGGAATTAAACGCTCTATCTTTTTCATATTCGTCCTATAAATCGCGTTTCCGTAGTCTGGGTATATTTGGAGAAGAAATACCAACAAACATTATCCTTACCGGTGTGTTTACTATCTGGGATCCACTTCACGCGACCAACAGACACTATCTTCCGGCAATACTTAATCAACTCCGAGGCTTGCTTGGTGTGCATCCAATCCGCATCAAATAGCAGCCATGTAGGTTTTAAAGATATAAAATACTCAATCATAGGATGCAGCAAATCACGGCGCCAAGGAGGGTTCGTAATTATCGCATCAGCCTCTAAGATCTTCATCTCATCCAACTCCAGTGCATCTACTCGATACACATCCTGTCTACGCGGCTCTATATCACTCGCATAGCAGCATATAACACCAGCCAGGGCTAACATGTCCACCAACTGCCCATTGCCAGCACACGGCTCACAAAACAGCTTTATCGATGGCGTATCCAAATGATACAGCAGCGGCTTTACCGCCTCCGGTGGTGTCGGATAATAATCGCGCTCAACACGATCGAAACTACTTCTTTTACCCATGTGACCTCAATGACAATACATGTGTCCCGATAGGGTTATATATATGTATAATGCGCGCGCGTGCGATCCCGGGGGTAGGGTCAGGCGGTATTCATACAAAAACACCAGCGTAAGAGCTACCATCCCCCATGCTTTCCAATAAAATAAGATAGATCAGAGACTTTTGCCACAAGATTGCCACAAACACAGCGAAATGCCCAGGCCTCGCGCGTGCGACTGCCAGCAGTTACAGTAATGCCGAACCGAAATCAGCCAGTCTTAACATCTACATCGCCTTTCTCCCAGGACAACGTGATCATCCCCGACACGCCTGGTGCTGTTACATCCTCTGCCTTATTCCGTATGCCTTTCGGCTGTAGCTGTGTGTGCCTCTTCTGCAATGTATCAACCTTTAGTCGCCTCATTTGCACGTCAGCCATCATTTGTTTCGGATCATTAGGCATTGGTGCACTGAGCACCTCATCGATCTCATCCTGGATGCGTTCACCCTGGATAGCTTTTGCTCGGATGTACATCTCATGCGCTTGGTCGTTCTTCTGCACATAACGATACACTGTGTCGTCGCTTGGATATCCTGGTAGCTTTGCTATCTGTCGCATCGAGTTCCCCTCGATCAGCTTACGGCAAATATCCGTCATTAACTTTATGCTCATAATTCTTGACATTGATCTTCCTAATGACCAGGCACAAGCGGTGGAGCGCTTAATGCCTGGTAAGTTTTCAGAAAAAATATGAAAAAAAGACCCCCAAAACCTTGTACTCTGGCAGAGCATTCGATCAATATTTGCAGTATAACCGCAAGATCTTGGCAATCTTACCTGAAAAGGTACTACATTTTGCGCATTCGTGCAATCACTTTATCACCAATTTTTGCGTCAATCTTTCCGGCTGCAACTTAATTCGATACGCCATGCGAACAATTGCATCGATGTAATCACGCTTGACACTCTTTGCTGAGATCCGCTGATTACTTGCTTTGCTGACCTTTTCCCAGGATGGGCCGCGTTCCCTGGGATAACCATTCTTAAGGACAGCTGAGTAATTCACCGCCCAAATAAGTTTCCGATCATAGACCGCTGCATAACAAAGGCCAAGATCGAGCGCCAGAAAATACCGGTCAATCTCTTGTGGTGAGGACTTAGGCGCCTTTGGTGTGAATGCTGTTGAATTATACGCATGCCAAGATTGTTCATACTCTGGCCAGCTGGCTAACTTTCTTTTAACAATCGCCGGTGGAAGTCGCCGTTCTGTGCATGCAGCTTCCAAAAATAGATTCTCTAAATACTCGACATCATACGGAATTTCTGTGTACTGCATTTAACGTGTAGCTACATGTAGTAGAAATAAGTAGTATAACGTGTAGCTCCGGGTTGCGGTGTAGCTACCGAGGGTATCCAATTTTTTCATTTTGTAAACACCTTTCTTATCCGTATAAAAAAACGCTGCACTATCGTGGCATTTCTCAGCGCAAGCAGCTGGCCAAATTTACCGGTAAAATGTTTATCGATATCTGATCTGGTCATGATACCTCGCTAGCCAATCTATTATTTGTGGTTCCGTGTAGCAGCTTTCGTAAACAGCTGGGATCCTGTGAAGTTGCGCGATCCGCAGCAACCCCCACCCCTGGCTGATCCGGTAGTGAAAATACTCCCTGGCAATTTCCCAATTTAATTTCTGTTTCTTATGATAATAGGTATCCATTCACATAGTCCTTTCTTTAAGTTTCACAATCTTTTCGATTACAGCGCGCACCTCATCGAGCGTCTTACAAACAGCTGTGACGCAACCGCATGAGGCTAAAGCATTCAATGTTTTGTTTTGATCCGGTGTGATTCTATTTTTCCCTACTTTCAACTCGATAAAAATGGGCTGAACGCCTGGGCAAAAGATCTCCAGATCAGGCCAGCCAGTGCGCATTCCAGCTTTTTTTTGCTTTATTCTCCACGCAATGTGCGCTTTTCCCTCGTTGGGTGAGTGGTGAAATATGGAGCCATCCGGCAAGGATACATGCAAGTAATCTGCAACTAATTTTTGCAGCTGCGCCTCTGTCATAGTAATCCCAGGAAGAAATCATTTGGCTGCACAGCACCATCTGTTGCGATCTTGATCCGGCGCATATATTCTACGCTGGGCCTTACACGGCGCTTGTTTGAAAGAGGTAAGCACCATCGATGCACAACACCAGCGCCTGGCGCGTCAAGTTTTCTTGCCAAATCACGATAAGTGTAGCCCTTTTCTAAACGCCAATCTTCCAGTTTCATCGTACCCTCTCCAAAGTTCACATCAAGAACCTAATCAATGTCAGGATCAATAATAATGATTTAACAGATTAAGTTACAATGTAAATTACTGCAATACTTTTTGTTTATATACGCAAAAACATTTGACAGCTAAATCATTTGCTATA